ACGAACGGCCTGTTGTGAATTGACTCTCAGGTCAATATTTGAAATAGCCACAAAATTTTCCTATCGAGTGCGGGACCTTGATTCCTCAATGTGCCGTTTTTCCTTTTCAGACTTCAGTTCAAAATAAGCAGCGTAGAATAAAAATTCTTTGTCTGTTAAACGGTTCCGAAGTTCTCCTACGGTCATTCCTAGCTCGCAAGATAAGAAAAACTCAAAGTTGAGCCAACTATCTTGCTCTAGGCGTTTTTTGCTTCGCCCAATACTGGGGCGGGGTCCATTCCGAACAAGAATAATTCAAGTTCGTTCAATACTTTTTCTGGTAGCTCGCGTTGTAGTTTTGGTGCATCGGCTAAAGCAAAAGCCTTTGAGCCATCTTCCAATTCAGCTAACATACAAAGTATCCGGGTGCTGATCGCTAACGCGTCTGTGCTATTTGTCGCTGAGTTTGCAGCGATTCTGTCTGACCTTGTAAGTGGTCTGAAATATAAGTCGATCACTTTTTTACCGGCATCATTTTTCAATTCAAACTTTCGTCTTTCTTGAATATTGAACTCAGTAGTTAAAAGGTCAACGGTGCGAGGATTTGTAGACATAAATTAAATAGCAAAAGTAATAGCACCATTAGCGGTAAAGTTCACGGTCAGAACTTCAAGATCGCCAACGGCAGCGCCCATATCAGCAGAGGTAACAATTCCTGAAAAACTGACTTTTTTTGAGCCTGATGTATCGAGGAATAACTCAAACTGTGCGTCCCCGGCATCTTCAGTAACAATAACATCATCAATTAGATTTGCTGTTTCGTTGCTGTCAGCCGCGGTATAAAGAAGCTCAACGCTCCCGGTAGCAGAAATTAATCCACCGACATATGCTCTAGAAGTGTCTCCGTGATCGGTACATTCTAAGATTTCTTTGTTTACGGTAAGTGACCAGTTTCTAGTACTAACAACAGCTTCAGTTGTACCTGAGCCATTTTTAAAATTAACTGATCCTTCCTCTCCACGAAAAAAAGCCATGATAAATAAGAAAGGGGTTGTTTAGCTACATATTAACTCTTTGAATCAGAGTTAACAGTAGTAGTTTTGGTTTTTTGCTGTGATCGCTGGTAGGATTCACAGCGGGGGTCCCATAGTGCTGGGTTTCGCTTGCCTTTTACCTTTTCGATAATGTCAAGCATATCTTCTGTAATTTCGGTCATAAGTCCTCGTATGCTTCAAAGGTCATTCTAAGTTGTGTTTGGAAGAAACCTTCTGGCTCTGGGTTTGCAACTGGGGTAGGGCCATTAACAGGGTCAAAAACCACACCCGAAACGACCTGTCGATTGTACAAGTCGCGGATACGTTTTCCAATTACATAATTAGCTCCCGCGCCAATGCTTTGTCCAGTAAATATATTGATTGTAACAGCACCCACAACCTTGTTACTGCTATCGCTAGTACCACCAAGACTTAGATATTCTCCCTCTCCAAAACTAAACAGACATTGAACAAAGGAATCTCCGGGAGTTGGTTCATAACTTTGGTTGTAAAAAACTACCGGGACGGCGGGGCTACTTGCAAGTTCTGTGTTTAGTCTACCTTCGATAACGCCCCTTACTGTGTTTAAATCTATTGCAGCCATTATGTTCTCCTCAATATTTTTTGATATTCTTGTACCGACCAATCCTCAAGTTCTTTTGCGATCTTATCTACCCAAGGGCCAGATTGTTGGTCACTACCTGTCCTTCCGATAGCCTTCCATGAAGCGGGTACGCCCTGACCGGTTCCAGAAAGCGCCTCAGCGTACGGTAAATTGTTGTGTATGTGATAAACATTCCCAATCTTTTCAGCAAAGCCAGCGGGATAATTAGAGCCTTTGGGTGGTGTAATACCTTTTGGAAAACTTCCGTCTATATTTGGTTTGCCGTCCGGGGCGTTTTCTCCAATCTGCCAATCAGAACGAAATCTACCAGTATCTACCGGGCTACCCATTTTTGCCCTTGCATCAGCTTCTAAAACAACAGCCCTAAGAAGTTGGTTTATTTGAAACTCCATGTGTCCACCTATTCTTTCTGGGGGAATAATCATCATGTTCTTAAATAAAGCTCATAGGACAAAACACTAGCACCACTACGAAATGTTTTGATTCGGACGATTTGATGCACCTTGCTATCAATTACAACACGATCTTTTGTTGAAGGGGTGTAAGTCAAGGCATCAGCCGCCACAGTACATTTAAGGTCTGCGGCTTGCACAAGGTCGTTGACCTCTCTATCATTTATGTCTTGCAAAACTGCTTTAACTGTCGTATCGGCTGTTGTTTCGCTAATAACTCCTGTGGAAGCATTGTAACTACCCAGTGTTACCCTTCTTACCGTCACGCTTGTACCAACGCCCGGTATCTCCGCAACTTTGTCGATTACTTTTTGTATAGCTTTTGCAAATGACGGCATTAGACCAAATAAGCAATAACAGTACCGCTATCTAGTTTTACACTTGTTATAACTCCTTCGATTGCTGTATTGGATTTAAACTGCAAGTCGGTTAAATCTCCTGTGATGTTTTCAGCTACCAAAGTATTAATAACTGAATCTTGCAATGCTTTGATGCAACCGAAACGGCCAGTATGTGCGGCTGTATCGTTGATGATTTTGGCAGCGGGATAGTAGCCCATTAAATTAACTCCTTTTTAGTGAAATGTTACCCGGTCCGCTGATTCGCAGCCCAGTAAAGTACCGTTCAAAAAGCGGCGGCACTCTATCAGCGCCAACAGCGCCGAACTTATCTGGTTCAACGGCTACGCCGCCTACACCAACTCTTTTATAATCTTCCAAACCCGATAACCCAAGACCATCACGGTTATTGTTTAAATAAACTGCTAATATCACTTGTGCTTTTTTCACTTGGTCAGGTATTTCTGTGTCCGTGTAATAATCTGTTGTGACTCGGTAAGGGAAACCAGTTGTATAAGTACTTGTAAAAGTGTCTGGCTTTCTGACTCCTGTTCTTGGCCATTGTAGTGCTTGTGTGTCTGAAGCCCTAGCACCTAAAAATCTTTCGCGGTCAATCCGCTGTGTTGCTGTATATAAAGCCCTATTTTTGTTGTCGTTTGAAGAACTATCCCAAGCTACAACGTCATCATCTGCTACTAATCCTTCAACAATAGCGTTTGCTGCATCTAAAGTCAGGTAGCTATTTGCTGATGCGCTTCCTACTGTTGCTGTTATGGTTATTGCCATTTACTTGTGATGATTTGGTCTTTTTTTTGGGTTTTGGGGGAACCGAGGCCACTTTTGCGGCCTCCTGTTCTCTTAAACGCCTAAATGCGAATATCCCCATTAACCAGCCTTTAGAATCTGGTAGTTAAGTACAATTGCTTCTGATAAAGAACCAGCAGAAACATTAGCAACTGTGATCTTGAAAGACCCAGCGGCAATACTGTTTGCTTGAACTAAATAAGAACCGGCTGTACCAGCGCTTGCATGATTAACCACAACTACATCACTTGCAGTAATTTCAGAGTTTGTAACTGTGAAAGATACTTCAGCGGCAGCGGCTAGTGCAGCGTTGTTTAAAGTAATGACCCCAGCAACTTGGTTAAGAGTTACCGCAGTGGCTTTACTTGTGGCCTGAGTGACAGAACCTGTCTGGTCAGAACCTACACCGAGGGCGGCCCCGGCTGTTGCTTCAAATACTGATGGCATAATTAATTACCTCTAGTCTTGAGTAGATACGTTAGTAGCTCTAACGATACCGATGTTCTTTGTCTCGTAAACTTTCGACCAGTTAGCTACGGTTCCTAGAACTGTTCTATTTGGGTTTGTTGTTGTAACAGCCCACTTAGACCCTACTGGGTGGTAGCAGTAGTGTAGGTCAACAGCCATTGCGTCAGACTTAGCCAAAATGTCTCTGTCTGTCTCAGTTGTTAGACCCGCTTGCTCGCCACTTGCTACAGCGCCGGGAGTAAAGAAATATGTTGAATACTCTGTAGATGAACCAGAACCAGTTGTAGAAACATCATCTGATACAATCACGCGTAAACCGCAATATGTTGGAACTGTATCGTTTCCACCGCCGTATGCTGGAGCAATAGTACCACCAGATGCAGTTGCAGAACCACCGTTTCCGTCACTTGCAAGAACATAGTCAACCATTTTTCTCTCAACGAGATCATAGTAGACCTTGCTATGCATACAAACTACTGAAAGTTTGTCGCCCTGATCTCCAAGGATTGATCTAGCTTTAGCAACGTGCTTTGGACTAAGTCCTGTTGGTGTGTCGCCGCTTTCAGAGTCAATACATAGATCAAAGAAAGCTGAGTTAGAATCGTTTGCATTTATAGAACCAAATACACCGTCTAGGCAAGCTAAAAGGTCTTTCTGTCTTTGGTTAGCAATATATGCTCCGATCTTTTGACCAATCGCAGCCATTGGGTCAGAACCCGCTGCAAGCGCTGCTAAATCTCTTGATTCAAATGCACGGCCTCTGTGTAGGATTACCCCAACTTGTTTGTCAGTTGTAATCTTACCGGGTGTTAAAGAACTTGAATCAGATAAAACCTCAAAATCTCCACTCAAGTTTGCAGAGAAGAAAGGTACATTTATTAGATCACCGCCCTCAGTAGCGTTTAATTCAGCCATCGGTTGAACAACACCGCTTGCAAGGAAAGAGTCCCTTTGTGTGGTCTGTTCTATGACGTACGGCGTAAACACCTCTGGGATGATCATGTCACTACGGAGAGTAGCCATTGAAAATCTTTTGGTAAAGTGTACGATATTGCGGGCGCAGCCCTACAGAGTCCGGCGCAGCCTTTCCCTAGTTACGATCTATAATAACCAAAAAACTATAAAATCAACAACTAATTTTTAGCAGCCGCCTTTAATTGGTCATAAAGTGGCCTATTTGTTTTATACAATCTCATTTGTTCTGTAAGGTTTCCACCGTTTTCAAATGGGTTTTTGTCCATTCCAATAGGTAGGTTTCCTGATGTTTTTCTACCAATCGGTGCGCCTGAGCCTCTCGCGGGGTCAGATTTCTTTAACCAATCTGGTAGACTCTCAGCCCACTTAGCAACTGGGGTTTCCTCATATCCATCAACAACAACAACCGTTCCATCTTCCCGCCTTTTAATTTGCTCCGGGCTAAGTTTTGTTTTTAATACCATGTCAGGGTCATGGACAATATCAGCCAAAGCAGAAACCGTTGGCGTAATAAGCTCCAACTCTTTTACTCTTTGTTCTAATTTTTTTATCTGTTCATCTTTTGTTGCACTTGCTTCTCTAAATTGCTGATCTCGAGCCTGTAGCGCTTCTGAATACTTTCCTTTGGCCTCTAGTTCCGCTTGCTCGGCCTTTTGTTTGAACTCTAGTAGTTTTTGTACGTCCGTACCGTCAGGCATTGTAGAAAGCGTTTGTTCTAGCTTCTGAAACTTTTTCTTTTCGTCTAGTAATTCTTTGTTTTTTGCGTCCATTGATTGAACGCGACTTTCGAGAGCCTTGATTTGTGAAAGTAGCTCTTCGTTGTTGTTACCAGTTGGCGCAGCCTCTTGGTTGATTTCTTCTGACATAAACCCGCAGGGTAAATTTGTTCACATATTAGCTTACCATTTCACTTTGTCAGCCCAATACGCTGCACTCATAGGACCTTTTGCAATATGTCTAGCCATTCTTGCTTTGAACCTAGCTCTTCTATCCTTTGATTGCTCTGATTCCCCTTTTTTAGGTGGGCTACCTTGAACTCCTTGTTGTCCAAACCTGATTAGTTTCACTTTATTTCCTTCTTTAGCTAAAACAACATGAGAACTTGTAGGGTGGCCAGTTGTTCTTTTGGGTATGTTGACTCCTTTAAGTCCATACTTTTTTAATTTTTTCTGTATTTTTTCTTTTTCAGTCATTTGCCTATTTTCTCCTGTGCCATTCTATGCGCCCTTGCAAAACTCATACCCTCGCGCATTTTTCGTACCATGTAATTCATGTGCCTTTTGGTGTGATGTACCGAATGAGCCTTCAAAGTTTCTTTTTGTTTTTTTGTAAGTGGGGCCATTATCTTCTTTTATTATATCTTGCGTATATCGCAGAATCGGCTGTTCTGGCTTTGTCTCCTCTCATGTAGCTATTTACCCTACCCATCGCCCAAGCACCCATTGGTACGTTTCTGCTACCTGATGAAAGGTAAGCGCCTTGACCTTTTCTATAAACCTCTGCAAGTTCGCCATAAAAAAACTTTGTACCCTCAGCTTTTTTCTTGAGGCTACTTTTTATTGCGCCGCTTAGTGGTTTTCTTCTTGCTTTTTGTGACATCTTGTTTAGTGCGTGATCGTGAAACCGCAGCAATGTCTATGAACTCGCCACGTTTGTAGGCTTCAGCGGTGCGCTTGATCTCTCTTGCTTTTGCCGCCTTATTTCTAGCTCCCGAAAGATATTTCTTAGGTAGGCCAGTTTTTTTATCTTTTGCTGTACGCCTTAACTTAGGCATTGACAGCTTCCTCGATTAACGCCACTAGCTTTTTGTGAGTTAGTCGTTTATCAAGTTCAATACCAATAGTACGGCCAAACTCTTCTAACTGCGCCTTTGTCATACTTCCAAAGTCTGGCTTTGTAGGCATTGGACAAACTGGCTCGGGTTTAGGGTCAGAACCGTCTACAGAAAAAGTTAATGGGGTCATCTTTTTTTACCTCCCTTTTTCTTTTTCTTTTTTCCACCCATTTTGTACATTGAAGCTGGCATTAAGAAACTCCGGTTTTTTCTATTATACCTAATTCTTTGTCATCAGCTTTTATTTGCTCTTGGCCTTCTAAAATCTCTACATTTTTAGCGTCAAAAAGATCAACCATAAAAATATACAAATCCATCGCAAAACAGCTAGCCAGATTCAATTTATGCCCTACTGAGTTGTAAGCAAACTGAGACTCAAACTCAATATCTTTTCTTATCTCCTCGCTACCAGCAAAGGAAACAAGACCGGGGGACGTACGCAAAGTTAGCGTTGCATTTTCTGTACCTTCTGTGATGCGTAGTTTGACAGCCATTAATAAACAGTTCTAGTAAGGGACAAGATCATGTAAAAATGTTCCGGGTCTGCTTGATATAAACGAAACATAGACTCGGGATCACTAAAATGTTCTACCCCCATACTAATCACTTCTGTAGCTGAGTCATATTCTTGCCCCGGTTTTAATCCTTTTGGCATTTGGTTTGCTGGTGTGCGATCTGCTGATGTTCTTTGCTTATAAGGTCGGCCAACATAAGGAGAAATGAAACTATCTGCTAAAACTGATTCTCTTTGTGCGTAGCCGTCCATGATTGTACCTTTCAGTTTTTTTGGACTCACAGGAAAGTCACTTTTTATCCTTTTTGTTCTAAAAGCTACTGCTAAATCTAAGTTTTTCTCCTCAAAGCCTTCTAAACTGTGGCCGATTTCGTGAAATAGAGTTGCTTTTGCGTCATTCTCTCCAAAATATCCTTCGCTAGTTGCTGGTACTTTGATCTTACTAAACTCAGTTCCCATGAACTCAGGTTGATTGTGCGCCCTACCTTTTCTAACCTGTACTGTTTTGATCTGATTAGAACGACCTTGAATAAATTTACCCTTCTTTGTTATACCAGCGCCGTTGAACATCAAACCGAACTCTTCCATTTCGCCCTTTATTCTTTCCCTTGTAGCTTTTAAGTCCCCGGTAAAATCAATCTGGTCTAGTGCGTTCTTAAGTTCTTTTCTTGTAACTGCTGAGTTTGCTATGGCTTCTTTTCTAATATCAAACATTTGCAACGTACCCTGTCTTTCTACTGCTCTAATCTTTGCCCTTTGGTCAGTTAATCGAGCAACTACTTTGTCGTATTCAACTCTAGCGTCAATACGTTCTTTCATAACAAATGAATTATTAATCTTATCAACTAATCGCTTTCTTTCTACTCTTAAATCTGAGTGTTCGCGCAATAGCTTTTTGTAATCTTTTCTGAAACCGTCTAGCTTCTGTAGTCTGCCTCCTACAATGTCCTTGCCCCTAGATACTGCAATCTTTGGTTGTTTTGTAGGTGCGTAGGTTCCAAGTGCTGGTTTCCTTTTGATAGGCTTTGCTGTTACTGGGCGTGGCTGTGGCCCTACTGGGATATTCTCAGGCTTACCGTATCTGTTTTTCAACTCTACTAAAGAAACTCTGCTACCATCTGCCCTTACAAATTTAGACAGCGCCTTTCTGGTGTCTTTTTCTTTTCCTACCAATCTGTCAAAATATCTAAAAGCACCTTCATATTTGTTTGTGACCGGGTTAAGTTTTCCCCCTAGTATTCTTGCCTTAACTGCCTGTGGTTGTAAGAATAACCATTTTGAATAATCCATATTTGCAGACACAGGGCCATCGGCTGAAGCACGCTTTCTACCTGTGGGTGGTGGGTCGAAAGGTAAGTTATCGTAGTCGATCTCAGGAATAATCGTTGATCTACAGTTGAAGTGCTGGGGTGGCATTGGACCCTGTTCATATTCAAATACCCTTCCATCTAAAGCACCACAAACAGCCGTAGTTCTGCTATCAAGTGTTGCGGTGTACCTGTATTTTTTTGTTATGTCGCTGTTAGCCCGGTAAACAGAAAGTGCCGCATTATTGGAAACTTGGTTAATGCTAGTTCTGACGAGGGTTCTTACTTGGTTGATAGGTGGGGTCGTCATTATCCCGCCTTTCTGTGCCATCTGCAAAATATTAGCGTTATCCCCTTCTCTGCTATTACCTAGCAATCGGCGTGTAATCTGGGGCGTTGTTTCCCCGGTCAATAATCCATCTTGAACAGTACGCCTAAACAGTTGAACAGAATCCTCAGCGATCTTATCAAAGGCTTGCTGGACTATGTTTCCGTTGGGTAGCGTCATTATTGCACCTAGATTATCTGACAACTCCGACTCTCCTAAAAATGCTGCCAACTGTTTTCCAACAGCCCTTGATCTAATTTTTGTAGGGTCTACGCTTACGACAGATTCTGCAAACTTTGGCGATATTTCAATACCATTAACTTGTATGTTTTGCCTCATACCTCTTGGTATGACTTGCGTTAGCTGCTTTTCAATAAAGCCCGCCTGTACCCCGGCTAATCCTTGCAACTCCCTTACTACGTTTGTATTGGCAAATTTTTTCCAGTTGCTTAGACTTTTTTCCAGCTGCGCCACAATAGAACGTAATCGTGCAGCCCGGTAACTATCGCCCAAACCTTTGCGGTCTAGCTCGGCCAGTTGCCTAACCGATTGAACACAAATATCTACAAACCTTTTTGAAACATCAGTAGAGACTTTATTTCCAAATCTATTAAGGTCAATAGCATTTCTATAAATGGCATCAGGCAAAGCCATCAGTTACGCCGCCTCTGGTTCGTCCTCTTCTTCCTCTGGCTCCTCTTCTTCCTCTGGTTCTAGTGGTTGCATTTCCATTAGGCCGCCTGTTTGTGTAGCCTCAATCTCCTCCTCAACGTCAAACTCGTCCCCTAGCACCTCGCCTTGAGTTAGTTGATCTAATAATGTTTTTTGTGTGATCGTACCAGCGGTATAAAGTTGTAACAAGGATTGTATTTCTTGTGGCTCTAGCCTTGTACTTAGGAAATCACGATTAACAAAACTGCTACCAATCTCTGAAGTATTTAAGTATTGGGCGTGATAAGTTAAGCAGTTGTCTATTAGGTCTTGCATCTGTTGCGCTACTACCATCATTGTGCTGTCCCCTTGGCTTCGGTCTATCCTTTTAGCCTCCGCTGTTTCTGCGCTTAACTTCTGTCCTAATACCGCGGCCAAACCTAGTTCATTTATCTGTTGTGCAAGCTGGTCTAACCTTTGAAACTGTGAATCAAACGACCTTCCAGTTGGTTCAATGTACTCGGCTCTACCATCTGCGGGAAATGCAATCGCCTCTCCCGGTCCCGCGCTTACTTCTTCAGAACTTTGTGGAAATCCAAAGAAACCTAGCAATGGTACAGCGGATATATGTAGCTGGTTATCAAGGTCACTTTGCACTTGGTACGCTTTGATGTTTAACTCCGCAATATCCTCTAACGGCGGCCTAGATTCCATAAGACTTACACGGTTTGAATATGCAACTGCAAAGGGTATTTGTGGTGTAGTTGTAGTGCCTTCATCAAAAACTGTGTATTTGCCGTCATCATTTTTTCTGTGTATCTCATAGCGCCCCGGATATAACACCCTAACTTGTTCAATCAGTTTTTCGCCATACTCGCCGTCAGGCTCGTAGACCTTTTCCATCAGCCTAAGTTGAGTAAATGTAGTTTGACCCCCTCTTACTTCTGTTCGATAGCCTAATATTTCCCTCGGTGTATAAGCTACCCAATATGGACGGCCATTACCCTCAGCCGGTGTATCAACTAAAACCCCAACGTGTCCATAACGAATCATTTTTCTAGCTGTTTCATAAGTCCAGATATTCAAATCATTACCTTGTAGGTCTACGTCAAATAGTTGTTCTCTTATTGTGTCGTTTACATCTTGCAACCTGACAGGCTTTCTTGTAAGCATACCCGCAAGCATACGTTCAAGGCGCTGTAGATATGGCGGGCAAGTGCTTCTAGCTAATCTGTTTTCGTATGAATCGTCTTGCTCTCTTGGCTCTTGTGGCAAATAACGCCTGTGTTTCATGCGTATGGAATATGTCCCCCCGGCTAAATCCTCTATTAGCAACCAATGCGGTTCTTGATTAAACCAAGTTGAACTAGGGTCGTTAACATCAGTAGTTACCCCTGTGTTGCCTCTGCTGTATTGTCTGCCGTAACCGCTATACACAATAAGTCTCCCTAGTTTTAATTACATAGTAGTTCATTAATACAATCGAACACCAGTTCCACGACCAGAACGTGCATGAAGTGGGTTGAACTCCCGCCAGATCAAATAACCTAGCGCATCATTCATGTGATCGTACCCGGCCTCCTTATCTGGCTCGCCCTTTTCAGTATATGATTGCAACTCTAAACATTCAATCATACGTTTGCAACTGGCATTGATTTGTAAACGTACTTTCCCTTTTCCGTTACATAACAAACCCTGTACGGCTGTGACCCTATCGCGTATTGGCGGGTTGCTTTTTGCTGATAGATTAGTGAAGCCATAGGTTTCAAGAATCTGTATATCTGTTTTGCTTGCATTTGTAGAGCGATTCCCTCCGCTTGCGTCAGGATAAACATAAATCTTACTGGTAGGGTATCGGCGTTTGATTTCTTGAGCAAGTGCATCTGTATCATGTGCTGATACAATCTCATCAATTATTAACAATTCATCATTTAATTTAATTCCGATAACGGCGCTCATATTTCCAATATTAAAGTCCACCCCGATTCTCAAAGGCTCCCGCGAATAATCAGGAACCGAGTTAACTACATTATCAGCCCTGACGAAACGGTCATAAACTTGCCCGGTAGTTAGATTTGTAAATTCTCCATTGAGGTAGGCTTGCAACATACTAGGGTCGTAGTTGCTTTGCATTCTTTCAATAAAGTCGTCTGGCAAGTGTGGGTTGTCTTGTGTCCTCATTCGTATTAGCTTTCTGTCCTCCCTTTCCTTTGCTTCGTCAGAGCCAAACGTATTCCACATCCACCTAAAACCTTCTGGGGTACTTGCCGCGCAAAACTGCCTTACATTGCCAGCCCTTAGCCTTCCAAGTATTTTAGGAAAGGCTCTATCGCAAACTGTTGGGGCTACTGTATCTATTTCATCTGCCAACACGAAAGCTAAATTTAATCCGATTATGCGTGACCAGTTTTCAAAACTTCTGCACAATATCTTGGTATCCCCTCCCGGTAGGTGCAAAATATACTCCGGAAGTGGACTAGCTCTAAACGTGTAGGGTATTTCATAATGCTCCAAAAACTGTTCAAAGTCTGTTTGCCATATATCACGGATTAATGGCCCTGTTGGCTCCATAACAGCCCCGGTAAATCCTACGTTCAACGCAGCTAGTTTCACACAAGCCGCGCATAATGCCCTAGTCTTGCCAGCACCATAACCAGCCGAAAGTCCTAATATTTCTGTGGAATTATCATCAAAAAAAGCCTTTTGTGGTTCGTGTAAGTCGTTTCTTATTCTTTCTAGCAATACATCAATATCAACCGAAATACCAGCGCTACCGGGGCGATCAAGTACTGAACCCTCCTTAGAAAGTATGCTCATGTTGAAATTTGGGCGATCTTAGCCATTGCATTTATACACCCTAAAGCAACGTGTAATTGGTTGTTGTTTCTGGCCTCTTTTTGCAGCGTAGAAAGCTGGCTTAAAATGTCCGCGGTAAATTGCCTTCTGTCAATATCAAAATCTTTCTTGAGAACGATACGCGCATCTTGGATATACTGCTCTGTCTGTCTTAACTTCAACCCCCACTCAGCCGCGGTATATTTTATTATTTCTGACCGAGTTACACCACGCGCAAGTAACGCAGCTATTCTGTAAGTTCTATGTTCTTTTTCTGCCTGTGTTGCTTTCTTTTTGTCCACTAGGTTAGTTTGTTAAAAGAGTCAAGGGCGTACCACACATGAGAGTTACGGTAGCCGCCTTGATATGTAGGAATAATCGGGGTAACTCCGTGACGATTGCGCCAAGCTGGGTAAACCAATAATGAATTATCAGTTTGGTCAAAGGTAGCGTTGTAATCAGGTACATGAAGATTACCTCCTTTGCTGTTACGCCTTTTGGTAATTATCATATTTATAGCACCTTTTACGTTGGCGTGGTCTTGATGAACTGGCGCGGAAATATTGCAATTAGAAATTGTAGAAGAAAAATTATTAGCAAAACGCCATTGCTCTGGTATCCTTTCGCGTATTTTCATAAGGTGTGCATCTGCCACGGTTGGAATAAATTTTTTAACAAGTTCAAACGATTTAATACCAGCAACGTGCATTGCCTTTGCAAAAATATTGGCACTTTTTACGGCGTGAACTGATGACCGGGTAGCGTATGGCCTTCTCATGTGTGGTTTTGGTGGACAAGAACCGAGAATAGTTGAATACTGTTTAACTTCTGATTCCTCATCATGCAAACCACTAGAACGGCGCATATCAGATTTAGGAACTCTCTTTGTTTGTATCTCCCGGTCTGCAATGTTAACTAAGTTCTGCAAATCATCTGGCAAAGTTTTTATAAATAATCCTACTGGGGTTCCATCGGGGTCGATTAAAACACAATCATCAAATACGTTAGGCTCAAAACCACCTACAGAATCGCCGATTTTAAGGGGCGATGTGACAGGCTTCAGGATTAGTTCAGGTAGTTTCATAATGCAAAGCAATAAACCATAGAGTTTTTAGGAAACCAAGTAGCACCCCAAAATGTAACGTCCCTTTCAACATAGTGCAGAGACTTGTATTCTGCTTCTACTCGGTAATCAGCTTTTTGTTTGTCGATCACATTCCAAAGTTTTGGTATGTATGGGTCATAATCAAAACTCCATTCATAAACAAGTTTTTCAAAGGTAGCCATACTATGCGTCAGAATTGGTATTTCTGCGCCTTCAATATCCATTTTACAATTATCGGCTAAAGCGGCTTGAGAATCAAAATTTATACAAGGTACTTTAATACCTTTTTTCCTAATGCCTTTGTGCATTATTGAATTACGCCAAACCCCGCCGTTAGGCCCGATAGTTAAAATTGTAGACTTTCTTTCATCATGGACAAGAGCCGCTTCTTTTATTTCTACTGCATTTTCAAAACCATTTAATTTAAGGTTTTTTTCTATCATTTCGCAGCTGTAAGGGTCAGGCTCATAACAAACAGTTGATGCACCTTTTGAGGCTGCCAATAATGAAAAAGCACCTACATTACCGCCACAATCAAGCCACGATTCGTTGGCCTTAATGGTCATTCCTTTTTTTTGGTAACAATCTTGCTTAAGTACTTCTATGAAAGTTTTGGCATCAGAAAAACCCTCCCGGTAAAAAAATTTAATACCGTTAATCTCTCCTTGGGATAATTTCATTTAATGATTTGTTCTAATGCTTTAACTAGCTCTTCGCCTACATAGATTCCTTTTTTTCTAGCATCTGCAACTATAGCTTTTGCGTGTTCATAATCTTCCGGTCTAAATTCTATCTGAATTGCTTTATAGACGTTGTTGGCTAGTGCGTCAGTTGGGTCATCGAAGTCGTCCAAAGAACCGTAGTCAGGTTCATCTGCAAAGGTTGGAATATCGTCCCCCCAACCGAGTAGTGAAAGATCAAAACCAGTTTCTGATAATTGTTCTAATTCTTTCTTTAATAGGTCATCGTCCCAAGATGAGTTAAGGGCCAGTTGATTGTCTGCAATAATGTACGCTTTACGTTGCTCTTCTGATAGATGGGATAGGGTAATTGTTGGAACTGAATCCATTCCAATTTTTTTTGCTGCTGTAATCCTTCCATGTCCAGCAATCACATTCCCGGTATCGTCTATAAGAACAGGATTTGTAAAACCAAACTCTTTTAAAGAATTAACCAGCCGTTCAATCTGAATTTCGCTATGAACTCGAGGATTATTTTTGTATAGTGTAAGGTCAATAATTCTTGATTGCTTTATATGCTCTGGGGCTACGATTGGGTAGCTCGGTGTTTGGGTCATAAGTCGAGGTGTATCTGTTCTGAGTTTAACCCTTTTTTCTTAGGATAAAACTCTACAGGTTTAGGCTGTAACCAAATACGCTTGCCGTTTAGGATTCTATAATTGCATTTTTGCAATGGGTCGTAGACAATGTAGTCTTTAGAGAGTCGGTAAGATAGTCCTTGCATTTTTCAACTGTTCTTTTACTTTTTGGATTTCTTGGGGTAATTCTGCTTTTTTATTTTTTAGGTTTTTCTGAATTAATTTATTCATTAGATTAGCTGTTTCTTTCCAAGCCTTTTTTCTCAGATTATGTAGTTCTCTAACTGTATCTTTATCAATATCAACCCCTACGTTGTTTCTAATATCTCCATCGCCATTTCTGAATCCGTGAGAAACTAACTTAGCATCTTCGTCATAAACTGGGTAGACGGCTTCGCAGTAACAGATGATTGCAAGATCACAACCAGCCATACGCTTACCATTTTCCTGTTTATCGTAATCAGGTAAATAATTATTTATAAGTCCGTCTGCGTTGTGAACTATCCCGGTGTCGTTGCAAGCGTGACAGTTGTAGTTTGGCGCTCTGAATGTAACATCACGATCAATCGCGGCTCTTTTGTATGGTTTCATGGTGTGTTAAAAAGGTTGTTCTTTAGTTTTATTTTTTAACCAAGGTCTTAATTTTGATTGATTTTCTGGTTTCCGCAACTCCAAAAACTGTTCATATTGGCCTTTGCTAATCCATCTATGGCAATCAGGAAACATTGGACACCATTCATCGTTTCTAAATTTTTTAATCCTTGCCTTTATATCAGCTTCCAGACATTCGGGTAGTTTTTCTTTAGTTTTTTTATCCAGCTTCTGCCATTCAGTAAACGCTGGTTTTTTTGATTGGCTGATACTTTTTTCAGCGTGCATGGATTGGTACATATTCCAAAAAAATTCAAAGTCTTTCGTATATGCGCCCTTTTTAGTTTTTTGTTTTAGTTTAGTTTGTTTTACTTCGGGTGTATGTGGTACACCGGGGGGGTTTACGTCAGCTACTAGGGGTGGTGTATCTGGTACACTGGTCGTTGAAATACACCCCGCATCAATACTAGCTTTTTGTGGGCTGGGTACTTTGCATTCGTGCCAAACTGTTACTCGATATGCGTTAGTTTTCTGGCCGTGTTCATCTGTCCTTGAAACTTTCTGCAACCAGCCAAGTGAACAAAGTTGTTCAACGGTATGGATTACTTTAGAACGGCACATACCAGCGTCTTGCGCGATTGTGCTATAACTAGGCCAAATGTTCGGGTAGTAGCTTTGCAGCACCCAAAGTACCGCTAATTGGTGTGGGTCGATTCTGCCCTTTAAGGCTGTAGGCAAAGATACGAACGGCGTATTCTCTGGAATGAAACTCATTATGTATTACTGTTTTATCGTTGAAGGTATTGAGGCTGCACCACAGGGTAGCAAGAGACACGTTGGAAATGGGCGTATGATTGAATCAAGTAAGAAAGTGAAACCATGGCGTGAGGCGGTAAGATTGGAGGCAAATAAAAATGTCGGCGAGATTATACAAGAACCAGTACACGTTGAATTAGTATTTTGGTTTATGCGTCCGAAGTCTCATTTAAACGCTAAAGGAGAAACGCGGCAATCTGCGCCTAGATTTCCTACGTCAAAAAACAGGGGCGATATTGACAAGTTATGTAGGAGTACTTTAGATGCTTTAACATTATCAGCGTTTGCTGATGATTCGCAAGTGGTAAGTTTGCAAGCCCGAAAATATTATTGCGATAATAAAAAACCCGGCCCAAAAAAACCGGGGGCAATGATAACAATACAATCAACTGATCGAGTATATGAAAAGAATCTCATGGGTGCTTTGCCCTAATTGCGAAATCTACACAATCCAGAAAGTTGTAAGCATAGTTGTAAACAAAGACTTTAAACAAATCAGGCGAAGAGTTTGTTTTGATTGCGGCCATAGGTGGTACACAATACAGAATCCAGAAAAAACTATTGATGATATAAAGGCAAAAAAATTATCTAAAGAGTTGCCGGGGGATAGATAAGCCACCTCGCGTAGACCTCCCTGTCTTTTGCAGCTTGGATTCTGCAATATTGTTAGACTTTCAGACCCGCTTTGCAAAGGTCGTCAGGCTCCCCGGCTAAATTTTATTAAGTGCTTCCTCCAAAGAGTAACAAACCCGAGAGATCAAACCAGCGTCCAAACTCTCTGGATTATTTCCATGTGTATTAACCTTTGGATTTCTGCGTAGAAATTCTCTTAAGGCTGCCCCATCATCGGCTCTAAGGTACATACAAATATTCATGTAGGTGTTTGGATAGCGAGCCGAAAGTAATCTCTTACAAACCGATAATAACCCTAAATTAAAGGGTCATCGTATTCTGGAATGTTTTCATTGTAGATTTTGTCCTCTAAATTTCTTATTTCATTAATGATTGATGTAGTTGCAGCAATGGCTACTTCAACCTCTTCAAGCGTTCTTTTTTCGCGTAAATAGTGTTTCCATTTATGAAGTTCTGTATAACAGAAATGCTGCTTGAACTCATAAGAAAGTGATTGTTCAGTACTCATTTTTTTCAAGGTCAAGTATTCTTCCAAGTGGTATTGTTGCTACGGCTGGGACTATGCTGTTTCCGAGGGCGCGTAGTCTGTCCACCCGATTGGATAGCCCATCATTTCTTCTACAAACGGTGGGTTGAGATATGTACCCTTTCCAGTTTGGGTTGAGTAAGTGTGGTTGAGAACGCCAGATAACTTGCCTTTCTCCGCTATCTTTTTGAAGTTTAAATTTTCCCCGGCGTCCTTGTAATCCCTTGAACATGGGGTCGGTAGATTCTGTAACTTGTTGAAGAGTTCTACCGCTACTGGGTTTACTGCTTCCCTCAAGTTGCCTATCTGTTTGCGCCCTTTCCTGTGTTTCTGTGTCTGTTTTATCATTGAATCCAACCCCCTCGGCGGTAGATAATCCATTGTGTTTGGGGTAGGCAATGATCCAAATTCTTTCTCTTTTATGACAAGCGCCTCTTTGTTCGGCTGATATAACCGACCATTCAGCATCGTACCCTGCTTCGGAAAGTTCCCTGAGAACAATGTCCATTCCGAAATTAAGCAACGCTGCCACGTTTTCCAACAAAACGTACCGGGGTCGTACCAAGCGAATGATTCTGACAAGTTCAAAGAAAAGTCCAGAACGTGTCTCGGGCGTGATTCCTTGGCGTTGGCCTCCAACGGATAAATCCTGACAGGGGAACCCTCCGCAGAGGACGTCAAACTGAAAAGGTTTTGCTGTGTATGTTTTGATGTCATCGTGAATAGGTACGTTTGGCCAATGTTTTTTTAAAATTTTTTGACAGTAAGGATTGTTTTCAACAAACTGTGTTGTTTCAAAACCCCCAACAAGACGTTCAGCGGCATAAGAGAAACCCCCTATACCGCTAAATGTATCTAAAATTGTTAGCTTTTTCATTCCACTTTTTTCAGAAAGTTTATTTCTCTTGTAGCTTGAGCAAATTCTATTTGTTTAATAAAATTTTCTCTTAGCCATTCGTCCATTGCAAACCTTACTATTTGTGATGCAGAGCAACCAAACTCTTGTGCTAAGTGGTGTATAGCATCATATTGTTTTTGGCATGATGCCCGAAAATAAATTCTTTCGCTATCCATTAGAAAGGGTTACTCCATGAATCGTATTGTTTGTCAGTAATCAGATTGTCTTTACAAAGTGCATCTGTGTAATCATTCCACTCAGTTCTTTTTGCAATATCGTCTCCCCTTCTATAACCAAGTTGAATAGCTTTTACTTTGTAGATAAATCTAAAAAGTTGTATTGCTTCAACCTTGGTCATTTTTTTCTTTGAATCAGGGTCATACATTTTTTGTACCTCCATTGTTCAAGTTTTTAATTTCTAGAAAAACATTTTTATGTTTTTTGTTTCTTTTTCTTTTTCTGGTCATTTGTACACCAGAATCAAATTGTCTTTTGTCTGTTGGAATTGGATTGTATTCAAGCATTTTTTTTAACCTCCTTTAAGTTCCTTAATAAATACAATTTTTTCATTCGCCTTAGTTTCTTTTTGAATCTTTTTTATAAATTCAATTTTGCTTTCTGCTTCGGCGGTGACGCAAGCCCAAGGCTCAAGTTCTGCATAAAAAAGTTTTTTCATTATTAGTCCTTGTAATAAATGTGGCCGTATTTCTGCTCAATATAAACTGTTGTCCAAGCACCAACCATATCGTCAAAGAAACCTAGCTTTTCTTGAATCTTTCTAGCTTCAGACCAAGTTTTTGGTTTTTTTAGAGCTAACTTTTCCCATAAAAGAAATTTTCTTTGTAGCTCAATTTTTTCTTTAATCTCATCTTTCCAACCTTCCTCAACCATCATCTGAAGCGCTTCTAGTTCATACTTTCTCCAAAAGTCTTTTTGAGTGTTGAGTATGTAGTGATGCAACAACAAATAATGATCTGTGTTGTTCCAATCAACTCTTTCACAACCGCCATTACCTTCTTGGTCTACAGCAGCTAAACAAGTCTTACCTTGTCTTAGTTCACAGTTGTATGAAATCCAGCCGTTTCTTGAAAGTCTTGTATAAACTCTTGAAACTGTGACTCGGCCAGTTTTTTTCTTTGTTAAAGTTTTCATTTAAAAATTTTGCAAGTGTGACCCGCCTCCGGGTATGAATGAATTATGAACTAATATCAGGAATAACGCAACCCTGAACATCTTTAACATTGAGTTTTATTATAATATTCTAACTTTATCTTATAGATGTTTACAAATGGCTAAGAATGATTCATAATAGAGGTATGGGAGAGATTCCCTTTACCACTCGCCCTTTTCCCGGTCATGAAAATTACTTTCGACTTTAACGAAGAACAGCTAGAAAACCTTGAGGATATTCTCTTTGAGGCAAAACACAATCTACCTGATGATGAAGAAGAGTTTCAAGAGGCTCACGAAGATAGCCCAGTTGGTACTATCCGCGAGGCACTTCTTCAGATCGCTGCACAAAAAACAACTGGGGCGGTTTGATTAAAGATGTCTAAGAATGTTACCACCTACGATTGTGAACAAGGTACTATCCTCAAGTCTTACAGCACTTTTGTAGCTTTTAAGAGTAAAAATGGAAATCACTTTGTTACAAGAAAAAATCACAGCAAGACTACTAGCCGTCACATTAATGAATTTTTTGGCGGTAAAGAAATTGTTGAAAACATAGATAAAGTTTTTCAAACTGATCTAGATGTTATTGGAAAATTTTTGGAGACTTACCACAATGGCTAAATCAGAACAGCAAACACTTTGGGAAAAAAGAGAGGCATTTGTTAATGCTGATCGTGAGTACAAGCAGCTTTGCGATAAAGTTGCTTCTATTTATAAAAATATAGATACTACAAAAACTGCTGGCCGCGGTGCTTTACAGAACATAAAAAGATTTCTTTTGCTAGAAGAACTAGCTACCAAGCAATCTTACAAATTTGAAGATATTAGCGGCGATACTTCCGCAGAGCTAGAGGAACTAACAATGAACTGCAATGAGTGTTGGTTTTACGAGTTTAACAGCGCTTCTGATTTTGCACTTGAACAGGCTCTTGAGTATTCACAAGTACCCGCAGAAATGTTCAAAAAAATTAGAAAGTACGAAGCAGACTTAAGGATTGCTATCCAGTACAAAGACGATCTTAGAAAACGTCTTATGGAATCATTCGATCTTGCATTAAAAGAATCAAACCAAAATCACAAAAAGGAGGAAACCAAGTGAGAAATTTATTTCTGATGATTGCTATGTCTGGGTTGTTTTATACAACTCTTTCTGGCACTTTATACGACATGACATTAGCAGATTGTAAAGCTGGTATTGTCGCTGCTTGTGAGGAGATCGCTAGATGAAATTTGAGGCTACTAAGGACAAGAAAGAAACTCTTTTTCAAGGTTTCTATATCTTGTTTGCTGCACCAACAACCAAGCACCAAGAAGAAGTCGGCCAGATGTTATGTCTTCTGCTGATGGATTCTGAAATCACACAAGAAGACGCGCAAAATGCTTGTGAAAGAGCTATTGACGCTCACTTAACTGAAAAAAAATTGGAGGAAACTTTTAATGGCTGATAAAACAATGGACGTTAAAGTTGGCGATCTTATCGGCAGAACTTGTATCAGAGATTGTGACCAAGAACACTTTGTCTTTTGCGGAATGATGCCGCTTAAAGGGGAGAAAATACCTCGGATAATTCTTATGAGAAAGCTACCGGGGGAACTTTCCCCAGCAATTTTTGTTGATTGGAACAGCTTCGGGGAAAACTATATTATTTCCACCGAGATACCAAAGGTAAAAGTTGCCTACAAAACAGCGAGAAGAAATGTATAACTCATTTTGTCTTTCGCTACTGGTCATTGCAGCTTATTTAAATTTGTACTTGACCATAAAAAAAACCCGCAGAGGCCACCCCTGACCTTTGCGAGTTCTAACTCCAAGCCGCACCACAACGGCACTTCTATTCTAACCATGAATACTAACGAACAGTTAAAAACATTAGAAACAGCCATATTGCATGGCGGTGGTTTCTATAGCAAACTTGCTCATGCTGCACTTTCAGCAGACCCAGACAATCGTGCTTTGATTTTCAAAACTTGGCCACAGCTGGAAACTGTTTATGGCCCTTTAGGACCTTTTCAACACAGCACCCCAGATTTGAGGTTAATAAAATGATTATCCACGAAGTAAAACCAGTTTCAGTTGATTTTGCTAGTTATCAGGCAGACCCAGCTTACAGCGCGTCTGACTTGAAATTACTGCTATCACAATGTCCAAAGGCTTTATGGCATAACAAACATAATGAACTTGCACCGCCAAAGCTACCAACACCAGCAATGAAACTGGGTAGCATGATTCACAAAAAAGTATTAGAGCCAGACGACTTTGACAAAGAGTACGTTGTACTTGAGGAAAAGCGTACTAAAGAGGGCAAAAAACTTGCCCTTGAATATGAGCAAAAAGGCTTGACTACTTACACCCCGGCGGACGCAAAAGTTATTGACAATATGACTTTAGCAATCTGCCAGCACCCCGAAGCTCACGCGCTTTTAGATAAAGGTCAATCTGAACAATCTTTTTGGTGGGCGCATAGCTCAACAGGTCTTGATTGTAAATGTCGTTGCGACAAAATTCACAACGATACAATAGTTGATCTTAAAACTTGTGGCGAGGGCGGCGCATCGCCAAAGGCTTTTACATCTTCAATTTTGAAGTTTATGTATCATGTCCAAGCCGCGCATTATCTACAAGGTACTGGGGCTGATCGCTTCATCTTTGTAGCAATAGAAAAAGTATTTCCTTACAACATAGGAATATACGAATTAGACAACGACTTTATTGATTTAGGTTATGAACTCCAAGAACAGGCGCTTCTTAAAATATCTGAAGCAACTAAAACTGGACTCTGGCGAGGATACACCGATGAGTGTACCAGCGGAATCCAAACCCTTTGCCCTCCCCATTGGCTCCTCAACAATGACTAAAGAACAATTCAAGGTCATGCAGATGACCCCAGAAAAGGCTAAACAGATACTTGTAGCCAAGAATAGAAACAACCGCGGTATCAAAGCATCAAATCTTAGACGTTTGACCACAGCCATTGAAAACGGTGAGTGGAGATTAACAAACCAAGGAATTGCATTTGATGAACAAGGCAACCTTATAGACGGTCAACATAGGTTAGCAGCCATTTTGCAAACAGGTAAAACAGTTCCTATTCTGGTTGGAACTAATATGGACCCCAGAATATTTGATTGTGTAGATACTGGGACTGCTAGGACGGCTGGGGACGGTATAGATATTGCTGGCAGCACCCACGGCAAAACAATTGCCGCTGCTATCAAGTGTTATTACCTGTACAACAACTGGCCAAAACGTGCATGGTCTAGCACCGTTGCACCGACTTCAGCCCAGATACTGAAAATATACGAATCAAAAAAAGACACAATGGAGGCCGTTTACTCCGTTATTGCCAAAAAACATAAAAACTACAAATGTTTTCCTAAAAGTATTGGTTTGTGTTTTACATTGATTTGTATGGACGCTGGCTGGTCAGATATACAAATGTATGAGTTTTGGGACGCTGTAACGCTAGGTGCAAATTTACAGGCAGATAGCGCGGTGCTTTCTTTCAGAAACCAGTTAAGCAATGTCGAATATCGCAAACGCGGTTGGTTTTCACAAAGATTTATTCTCAACGCTTTCATAGTGTGTTTTAACAAGCACGTTCAAAACATTCCTACCATCAGGTTTATTGCGCCAAGACCTGATACAAATATGTACAAGGTAGAAAAACCAGCGCAAAAAGAAACATCAATTTTGGAGGTTATTAAAGCATCGTGAAAAAACCAAACTTAAAAGGTATTATTCAGCCCGAGGACGTCTACAAAAAAGGAAAATACAGTTATGTCTCATGGGCTAGAACTTCTGAATATCTTAATGAACTCGCACCGGGGTGGGACTTTCATCTTGAATTACCACCAACTGTTGAGTCAACTGGGGTTGTTTGGCCAGCCCCAAACGGCTCAGGTTATCTTATGGGATATTTCACAGACCCAGAGGGTAAGAAAGGTGCTGTTTATCCGTATTCAATTATGGATAATAGAAATGAACCAATACAACTTGCAAAGATTTCAGCGAGGGACGTAACAGATTCCCACCGCCGCGGTTTTTGTTTTTGTGCAGCCAAAGAATTTAATCTAGGCTCAGAACTTTGGACAGGTAATGAAATTATCAAAGCTAAAGATTCAGCACCTACAAAACGTGGTGGCGCAGAACCGAAACAGAATATAGCCGTACTTGCGCGTGATGCCATTGTTAAATCAACGTCTGACCATCAATTAGACCAACACTTTAATACGCTCGCATCAAGGCTAAGTGAGGGGAAAATTAGCCAAGATCAATATAATAAACTTATAGACCTTATCAAAGCTAGGAGGAAAGCATTAACAGCATGAACACCACCGAGACTCAATTTCTAACCACCGAGCAAGTAGCGGAAAGATATGGGCTAAGTCCCGCCACTATCAAAGATTGGAGGGCAAAAAAATTTGGTCCACCCTATTACACACTTGAAAGATATGCGGTATCGTGGGGTTCCCCTCGCGTACGCTATGACCTTCACAAACTTCTCGCATGGGAAGAAGCAAACAACATCACCCCAATTCAAAGTTTTTAAAAATTATGTCTAACTCCGCTTTTAATTTTCGTTTTCGCGTAGTCGGTAACAACAGCGCCAATCCAAACGCGCCAGAAAAAAACCTTATTATTGATTGTCCAGTAGAAGAAGCAAAAAAATGTGCTATGTGGCTTATGCAACAAGTCGATAAGGTAGATGAAAAAGATTCAACAATCAGAATATATACTGATAAAAAAACTTATGACGAGGTTCCCGGATTTTCTATTTGGGGCGGTATGTGGGGCAACTCTGGTAGGATTCAACCTCTAGATGAAGATAATGCCCCCAAAAAGCAATCTCGGTACACTGAAGACAAATCTGAAATACCTTTCTAACTATGTTTGGTGTAATTTTTCCAAAAAACCCTTATATCGGACAAATTTATTATGACCCTGATTTAGAACGAACTTTTGAATATGTTGAAAGAGATCGTTTAACAGTTATGGTAAATTGTCATAGCGATTGGTGCGAATGGAAAGACATTACCGAGGAACTAGATTAGTCTTTTCCAAACAAAATATATTTAAGGCGCTTCATTAGGGGCGCTTTTTTTTTTATGTTTCTACGGCGATCATAATGTATTAGCATTTCTTGCTGGCTACACATTATTTCCAAGGCACTTGCGATAAAATCAGATTGTTTTGCATTTGACCGCAAAAGTTCCTCGGCCATTTTTTTTAATTCATCAATATTTTTTGATGATTGTATGTCTTTAACAAGGCTTTCAATATAGAACTGACGTTCAAGACTTGGCCTAGATGTTAAGACATTGATGAGGCTTTTCATTGTTCTTTAGGCCATAAATTAATCTCGATATATTCAACGATTTTGTCATCTATGGTATTGTCTGTGGATTTAACCAAGGCTTTCAACAGGTCAAGAATTAACTTTTTAACTGCATTAGTTTTGCAGAAAGTTAATAATATGGGTTTTAAAATACGAATCATGGTAATTAGGGCAGTACTTCCCAAACATATCGCTTTTTGCTAGATTTAGCCCATACCTCGCAAAACAATGGAAGAACAGGAAGAAAAACAAGGGTTAGGATTTATTGGCAACGCAGTACAGCTTGTCATACTTGGGTGGGCGTTGGCAGTTATTTCATATTCGTATTTTGGTAATTCTACAAGACAGATAGATACCACCTTTGCCGCCGGGCTGCTAAGTGCTGTCATGTCCAACTATGGCCTAAATGTCAAAAAGGCTACTGACAAAAAGAAACTCAATGGTAATGTTAAGATAGTTGACAATTCTGACTCCAAAGTAGGGGTGTCAAAAAAATGAAAAAAACTCTAGCAATTTTTTTACTATTTTTCCCTTCAGCGGCCTTTGCTGACATGACCTCAACAATTACCAGTTCGGTAAAAGTAGAAGTTATGAGCGCAGCAACAGCGGCTGACCGAGTAGGAAATAGTTATTCTGTCTCTGGTACTGGCGTTAATACAACTGACGGTACTACCGCGGGAACTCTTGGCGGCCTTGGTTCTACTACCAACGGCGTTAATGCTTACACAAATATTACGGCAAGTCAGCTAACAGATGGCGAAAGTTTTCAATACACTGTTTCATATTTAGAGGGTGACGCAGTTCCCACCTCAGCGCCAACCACAGGGGCTGTTTCTAACTTTTCTGACCTTACATCTACAGCAGCTGGGGCAATAGGCTCAGGGGGCGCAACAATAGACAATCACGTTATTACCATAAGTGGTGGCGACCCCGGTTCTACCATTACTGGTCAATATGTGAGTACTTTGAGTGTTGATTAATGGCAAATGAAAAAGTTTTGGTTGTTAATATTTTTTTATGTTTTACCCGCGTATAGTCAGCCTGTTGTCCCTAACTTCGTTACCGGGACTATGTCAAGCACCACGAATACAACTACAAGCATCACAGAAACCATTACATCAAAGGATTATAAAACTGGTTACGAATACACAGTATCGGGTACAGGAATCACAAATTCTGGCGGGGATATGTCGCCGAATGCAACAACGGTTAATGGTTCTTCGGGCGGGGTAAGTTATACATGGACAGGCGCAGACTTAACGACAAAACCCGATTGGACGTTAAACGATTCAACCTCTGGGGCAGCCTTTCAGTTTTCAGAAAGCTACCATGGACCCGGTCTACAAAACGTCACTACAATTACCAGACAGATAGAATCAGAAAGCGTTGTTACAAGTACCTCTGTATTCTCGCAATAAGTTTAAATCCTAGTTCAGTTTTGGCAAATGCAGTTAGCCAAAGCAATAATGGCTCGGTCACGAATCAGGCCATACAAATGAACCAAGGTAATGTAATTACTAACCATTATGGCGGTGGGATTATCTGTCAGGGACCACAGCTTGCAATCTCTCCATTTAGTACTTTTGGTGTGAACTATAGAAAGCCTTTTAATCACGTTTATTACACGCCAGTATATGACCCAACTGATCTAGTAGGAGATTTTGACGATGACGGCGACCCCATTGGGGACGGTACGCCAGATAATCCCGGTAATATTTTGTATTACCAAGAAAATTATTCAGGCACAAACAAAGATAGTTATGCGCTTAATACAGGAATCAGCCTAACTTTCACAATCCCATTAGACCGGCAGTTGCAGAAAGAATGTAAAAACGCCGCCCAAACTCAGATAGCAATACAAGAACAGGTACTTAAGAACAAACAGCTTGATTGGAATATAGCCCGCATAAAAGAATGTGGAAAGTTGAAACAGGAGGGTATTTTGATAGCAAAAGACAGCGTATTTTTTAATATTTGCAAAGATGTTTATTTAGTGCCAAAGGCTAATCAGGTATTACCACACACCCACGAAATCAAAATTAAGTAGATTTGTCTTTTTTCTTGGTCAATTTTTTTACCAAATTTTTAACCAAAGGCTTCACGATGTTAAGTAGTAATGGACTACTGGCAGCGACCAAGCCAATAACAGCAGTAGATACAATAACAGAAATTTCCGGAATGAATTGATCTTTGAAAGGGACGTTTTCATAGAGGGTAATGCACTCAATCCCATCATCGCCTCTTTTATGGCCAATAACCCTTTCTAGCCTAGATTCGTTGCGAAAATCTTTAATTCTTTGATCTTTCGGGCCGGGGCAATCTGGTATTACAATCTTTTCTTTTTCTTTTTTTGGTATCTCTGGTTGTTTTTGTTCTGGGGGTTTCGGCGTATCTGTATTAATTTTTTCTTCTTTTTTTTCTTCTACAATGGTCAGTTCTCGAGGGTTATAATCAATCGGCGTGTAAGATGGCAACTCCCCGGTAGGGCAACTAAAGTAAGCACCGCTGGGGTCATCTTCTATTATCGCTGTATTTTTTACTGAACTGTCTCTGTGTGTTTTGACGCAGCCGGGTAAATTAATATTTGGCAAAGGTACATTTAGTACTTGGTATGGATTTCCTTCTATTGTTGGTATTGTAGGTAGTTGTATTGTTTTTATCTGAGGTATTACAATCTCAGGAACTTCCATCTATTTTTGTGGCAATGGAAAAGGTGCAGTAGTTTTCGGCATTGATTTTTCAAGAACTTTTGGCATTAGTCCTTGCACGTTGCCTAATATTTCATTCATAACCCTAGTTTTAAACTGTTCAGATGTTACATACCTGTAACCGAAATAGGCTGTGCCACTCATTGAAGCTACCATTACAAATGAGATAATACTCAAGACATTAGCGATTTTTTGAAACATGAAAGAAGCCTTCGCGAAAGCATTAGTACCTGTGACAATTATAACCTTTTGTGGAATCTGTGCATTAGCCCCCCTCTATGTGGGTCTGTCAATAATTTCTACCAAGGTACACCAGAAGTCTTAGTTGGTGTTTTTGATTCTGTTATCTGTGCAGCAATTTTTGTTTCAATTCTTGTCACCTCATCAGAACCAAGTGCAGCTTTAGTCCAAGCAATTGCATTATCTTTTGTTATATCTGCATATGGAGTAAACGAATCAGAATTTGCTTCAGCGAGATCAACAAAACCAAAAGCAGAACCGTAATGCTCGCCGTCTATCTCTTGTGCAGACCAATGAATATGCGTTACAACATCAGATAAGCTGCCTACAGCTTTTAATGAGTCTAGTTGAACAATATCCCAAGTTACAGCCATAATAATAGGTATTTAGTTTTATTTTACTTTGATTCTACTGTTTCGACAGTTTCAGTAACAACATCTGATAGTTTTTCAAACTGTTTTAATGCACCCTGATCTTCCATAATTGGCTGCATCAGTTGGTTTTTTTCTGCAACTTTTTCTTTTATCTCTCGTTCCAACATTTGTGCCTTTGCAATATTTAAATCAAGACGAGTTTTTGTTTCGTCATAAATTTCTTGTGGTGTTGCCATAAAAATTTTCTAAGTATTCTAATATTACTAAGCAGCTTCTAATGCTGCAACTTTAGTTTCTAATGTTTCAATTTTAGCGATCGCTTCTTGTAATGCTTTTATTGCTTTCATATATAAAATTGAATATTTAACAGACTTTGTTGTTGTACCTTCATCACCTGAACCGCTACTTGTTATATTTTCATCTTTAGCTTCTTTTACTAAATAAGGACATACAGTTTCTACTTCTTGCGCAACAAGTCCAAGCATTTTTTGACTTGGATTTGCCTTAAAATTAAAATTTCTTATCCTTAAATTTTTAATATCGTCCCATTGTGATTTCGCATCAACTATATTTTCTTTTAATTTAATATCTGAAATTCCACCATAAGAGTTAGATGCACTATCACAGTCACCGTTTGTTCTTATAAGAAACATAGCTGCTGCACCTTGACCATCATTGTTTTGGTCTCTATTGCATTGTAAGAAAGACTCAGAGGAACTACTGTCTCTTACAGTTGACACAAACATTATAGCGGCGGCATTGTCTGACTTATTATTTCCAAATGAGCAACAGCCAACATTACCCTGTGTACTTGGTACAGCTACATCTAACATTCTTGCGGGACTACTAGAAATCCCTACTTTTCCATCAGCTCTAATTACAAATCTTTCTGCGGGGTCTCCACCATTAGCCGTTCTAAAACTAAACTTACCATTACCAGTACTACCATCATGTTGAACAGTTAAATAGGCTGCTATTCCCTGCCTACCTGAGTCATTTGAATACCATTCAATAGTACCCATAGGCTGATTATTTGTACCAGTTGAATCGTTATCTCTGAAACGAATCCTATTATTTGCACTTAAAGGGTTTGTAATTGTATTGTTAGACGTATATATTTCTAAACTGGCACCCGGCGCAGAAGTTCCGATTCCAACGCCAGTGCTGGCCACTTCCATAATTTCAGTACCACCACATGTAAAACCGACTATATCGGAACCCGGCAAAAACATTCCAGTGTCTGTATCATCTTTACTTGAAAAACTTGGTGTATCAGCAGCCGATAATGCTGACCTTATTCTTGCACCTTTACTCCCTTGACCTTCTAAAACATTTGCACTACTTTCAAACGAGTTTGTACTAAGAATTTTTATGTTAGTACATTCAAGAACACCAGCAACATGAAAAAGATTGCTAGGTGTTGCAGTCCCCACCCCAATGCGATCACTAGATGCAACAACTCGAAATAAATTTTGCTCGCCTGTTCCTTCAATTCTAAAATCTGTATCTGTAGCAGTATCATTAAAAACAGTGACATCGGAACTTATGGCCAATCGTTCAACCCCTGCTGTAGCAATATTAAACTTATCGTTTGTAGCACTGTAGATTCCTGTGTTCAGATCGTCTCTGAAAGCTAGTGCTGGATTACTTGCAGACCCATTTTCAAGAGTTAACGTACCATCAAGTTGTAAGAGTTCTATCCAACCGTTATTATTTGAGTTTCTAATTTTTAAAGTAGCTGTATTAGTATCAGCCCACCATTGATATGCGTATTTTACAGCCGGTTCCGATGACCCTGAGTTGTTACTAACGATTGCAGCAAGGGCATTATTCAAATCTGTACGAAATGCCGCCCCTGATTGGTTGGCTATTATATAATCGTGATTTGCCATTACTTAATCCTTTTTGTATAAGTATATGATAGTTGATAACTTAAATATAAACATATTTAACTTCCTTTACCAAACCCGATTGCTGTATATCTAAAATTAAGATTTTTAAAATTATTGCTTGAATCTCTCACCTCAATAACAAATTGTGTTCCTGTTATAGAAGTAATTTTAAAATAATCGCCAGTAACAGCACCTTCTAGTGTTATGCCAACCGTAGGTAAAAAAGCATTTGAACCACCTAAAGAACCAGTACCAGTGAAAAATGGATTAGTGAATGTCACTGTCTTTGCTGAAGTCCCTGACGCTATAGATGTGTTTACTGTTTCTGTTCTACGTTTTACACTCGCTTCAAAACCAAGTTCAGAAACAAGTATATTTTGTGCCGGGTCATCTGATGTTAGTTCTACTTTAAATTTAAAACCTCTTGCAATGTATTCACCGTTTGCAAAAGTATTAAATTGTGTGAAATTTGGTCCGTAATTACAAGAGGTTCCAGCAGAAATACTTGCACTTGCACTGGCAGTTAGTGTAAAAGTGTTTGTATTAGGAACTGTTTGAATAACGTAATTTCCATCTGTCGCACTTCCAGCGGTAAAGTCAATTAAAACTTGATCACCAACTGAATATCCATGGCCACTTTTTGTAATTGTTATTGTTGTCCCGCTTTGTCCATAAGTTGCAGCCGTTGATGTTGAAAGGTCTAATTGAGTTGTGGCAACAAGTAATTTAGCACCGACATCTTCAGCTAAAGTTCCGTCAAATTCAGTCCATGTATCTATGTTTGCAGTTCTTGAATCAATAAGATCATTTGGTAAAAGACCAGATGTTACAAATCTTCTTTTTAAACTGAGATTAAATACTGCACCAAGATCAACTTTATTTGTAAATTCATATGAACCACTTGAATTGATTGGGCCGGCGAAATCAATATTTGCCAAGTCATCAACATTACCTGTAATAGAATCCCACAATGTAGTTCCATCTAATAACAAACCATCGAAGTCTGCGTCATAAAATGTATTTACTTTTTCTCCTTGGAATGGGGGTGAATCTGTATCCTCTCTTTCAGTAAGTATTACTTGGTGTGGTTGTGGGTCTGGTTGTGTGACAAGTATTCTTGCTGCATTAGTTGATCTGCGCCCGCCGTCATCAACAAATTTAATACTGTAAGTGCCTGTCAAAGCGGGTACAAGCGTTTCACTGATATTTCCAGAAAGTTTAGGTATTATCTCTGTTGAATTACTAAATGTTGCTACTGCTGGGTCAACAGATGGTGTATGGCGTACTGAAATAGAACCTCCGTGGGTCACGTCAATGTCTGTGGCCGGGGTGAAACGTAATCGTACAAACTGATCTGAAACAGGTTCTATTGTTAAACCAGTTGGGTCTTGTGGCAATGCAGTTTTTCCAACAGCAATAAAAGTTAAATCGTTTGATGTTGCAGAAAGTTGTCCTTGTATATTGTAGCTAAATACTTGTATCTCATAAGTTCCAAGCTGACTATTCAAAATTATGAAATCTGGCCTTGAAACTCTTTCTGATACAAAATTACCATTGTTAAATCTATAATTTACTTGATATTCAATTACACCAACTATTGGTTGCCAACTTATAAATATTTTTGAAACAGCTTGATTATTAATGGGAACAATTGTTTCTACCGCTGAAAGGTTAGATGGGGGCGGTTGGAGTTGATTTAATACAGAAACATTTCTTGCTGGTAAAGCCGTACCATCTTCAATAAAATCATATTTACCGGGTACATAAGACAAAGCGGTTATTGTGTAGTTTATACCGTCTTGCTCTTCAATCGTTATTACCCTAAATTTTTGTGTTTGAACAGTTGTATTTGCAATAACCCAGATTGTGTTGACATTCGGGGTTTGGGAAAAAGCAGAACTTACAGTAACAACCCCATCAGCTGAAATACTGGAAATATTTCTGGTTTCAACTGTCCCATTTGGTAAAACTACACTAAATGTTGGGCTGTTATCAGTTGGTAAATCTGTATTATTTACATCATCAACGGTCATAACTGTAGTTGATGCCACAGCTTTTAATCTTCCTCCTCTTCTAACTCCCGCCCTAACAGGGTCATTAATTTCAATTATGGAACCGGGTCGAACGATCACACCCCCATCAACTGAAGTAGAAAAACTTACAATTTCACTTTCATTCTGTTCAGCAAAAAGAATTGCTCTTCCAAGACGCGCTGCTTGCCCTCTGGACGTACAAGCAAAAGCCTTTACCTGTTTCACTATCGTACCGAGTTTTGTTATAGCTGTTGCATCCTCGACTACCTCGTAATCAATCTCTTGGCTGTCCATATTGAAATATGAGACAGAAACTACGCTATGTCTTTGTTTTAAACTACTACCGGAATAACTAAAACCATCATCAGTTACATTACTTAAATTAAACAAATAACTTGCATCTTTGGGAGAATCTTGGGTAATCGTTATAGTACCTGCCGACCAGATTGGCATACAGCGCATAACACCGGCAAGTTCATTTATTAGATCGAAAGCCTCACTAGCTGTTTGAATATTTACGTTGCATGAAAATCTTGCCTCTTGTCCCCCAAAACCATCATCAACAAGGGTATTTGCATATTTTGAAGCTGTTACAAACGAAAACAAATCTAAAGTGCTGTCTGAAACATGATCTCCAAAACCATACCGTGTATCTGTTAATAAATCGAGCAACACCATCGCGGGGCATGAAGTCCAAACAGCAGCACCCATTACACCGTTAAAAATATAGCCATCTGGATAAATTATTCTCCCGGTAGCCGTATCTACTGTTGGTGTACCAGAACTAGAAGCACCAGCACCCGGAATCCTTACCTTGATTCCTCTAATGCGGAATTTTCGCCTTGGTATTGAACTGAATTGTTGTGAATCAAGACGTATAGAGTTGTATGCAGAGTTTGCGTATGTACTTGCATCGTCAATAATTTCTGCAAAACTTGTGAATTGAAACGCATCAATTAAAGATGAAGTTTGTGAATCTATTGTTACCCTTTTAACTCTTATATCAACAGGAAAAGAACCTGAAATTGTTATTGAATAGTCTTTTTGATATGAGTCAGCGGTTCGACCTGTAATTGTATCTGTAATAACATTTGTAAATCCTCCCGAATTGTATTGAACAGCTATTGCTAAATCAACACTTGAACCAAGCAAATCGCCTTCTTCCGTTGATTGTTGTATTTGTGGAAATGTTATTGAAACTTTTATCCGGTCAACATTTGTATTCGTTATTTGCCTTGTTACTGCTCCTGTATTTGCGCCTGATTCTGTTCCATCGCTATTTGTTGGTGTAACTCCGACAGGCGTTATTGAAGAAGAACTCTCGATTCCATTTATTTTTGTCTGGTTTGCAGTTCCAAAACGCGGTGTAAAAGTCACATTTTGAAAATTAAAATCCGAATCTGTTGGACTTGATGAACTGGCTGTTGCTTGTAAAACAGGTGTATCGTTTAGAAAGACGTCTTTTAAATAAGCATTAATATAAGCGGCTGAAGTGCGGTCTGTTATTCCTTCTTTTGAAGCTGTTGCAGAACCCTCAATCTCTCCTTCTGATATAAGGTCAAGAAAGGTTGCAAATTGTTTGCTGTGAAGCGTATCAGGGGTTCTTGTCGGTTGTCTTGGGGGTGCTGGGGAAGAACCTCCACCAAAAGAACCTCTTATAATTTTGTTTTTATCCGTCATGCCTGTACTTGCTCCGTATCAATGCCAGCAGAAATTACAACTGATCCTGTGAAGATTTCTCCATACACAATCGGGACAGGCGTCCCGGCTCTGCTGGTTTGTTGTGTTCCTGAGAAGCTAAAAGACAAACGTGGGTCTTGCTCAGAACTGAACTCAGGCATTTTTGGTACAGGGAATAACATACCACTCACACCACCTAGCACCAAAGAAGCACCAATAGCACTTGCAGCAGTACCTATACCAGCGTATAAACCAGCGTTGGCTATTGGGCCACCAAAAACACCAAAGGCCGTATTACCAAATAAACCACCGCCGGGCATCATTAAACTAAAACCTATCAGTGCTGCACCTAACAAAACTCTTCCGAAATTACCCCCCGAACCTGAAATAACAGGAACAAAAGAAATATCTGATTTACCAATAGGATTGTGAAGCTCGTCCGCACCAACTTCTTCATCATTTGCGATGACCTTATAATATCTATTTGCCATATGACTTTCCAGCTGCGGAAAATTATTTATTAAAAAACTTACAGCTTGGGCGACACTTGAGACATTTATATCTACAAATTGTTTATGGCCGACTGCTTTTGCCAGTTCTCCATATAATTTAATTTTGCGAAGCATAACGATACCGCCCTCCTGTACATTTTAACAACCAAGGATTGTATGGCTCTCTACAAGACAGTCTATCCCCTAAGTGATGTAAAATATCGCCATCTATAAAAATCCCGACATGATTTAATCCTTTGCCAAGAATACTCATTGCCAAAACATCACCATTTTTCAATGGTTCATTTGGTTTTAATAATCTAAAACCCCTACTCGGTAGATATTTTTCAAACACTGGATCATCTGTAAATTCTTTCACGCTTACTGGTCTTTCATAATCTAATAATTCAATATTTTTTTCTTCTTTATACCAATCAACTATCAACGACCAACAATCTGCAACACCCCAAACCCACGGCCTTCCAAGTAAAGGCGCTTTATATCCACAAGGCTTGTAAAATCCCCAAGTTTCTGTTTTAGGATTAACAATATACCAAGGTAGATTTGATTGCTCACAGCTTATTTTGTCGGCTTCTGATGCAACAGGTGGTGTTATGGGGTGTGAATGAACAATACCAATAATTTCTCCCAAAGAATCCCCTATTACAAAATCCTCGGGGTTGATTATGAAACATTGATGCGAAGTCATTGATAAATTTTGACAAGGAAAATATTTTTCTTTTCCGCGTATATTTAATAAAAGACCACATGACTCTTTTGGGTCTTGTTCCTTGGCATGAAGTAGTGCTTCAGATTTCCAAGTCATCAAACTACTAATCCAATACTAGGAAATTGGGCACGAGTGCATTGACGTTTCGGCGCTTGAACCCCCGCCATATCAGAGGGGGTTGCCAATTCAAAAGTTACAATTTCTCTATTTTCTTGTGATTTTCTATCAATAAGATAAATTTCTCGGGGGAACTCTGCTGTTGAATCGGGCGTACCGTATGGATTAACATTTCCTGCAAAGTTAACAGCGTCTAAAAATTTTGCAAGCGTCCTGATTCTAGTAACAGTTGCCCCGGTTAAGTCATTACCAGTTGTAGTTGCATTAACGGTTAGAAGAATAGAAGTTATAGTACCAAGAGCATTGCTAACAGTTAAAGTTGGTCGGGGTAGTTGACCTTTTTGATATTTGAAACCACTAGCCTCTACAGGAAATCTTTGATAAGTATTACCGGCCCATACTATTTCGCCGTTTGAATTTAAACTACTACCAGCGTGGAAACGATATGTTGACGCTGAACCATGCAGCGCTGTTGTGGTTGTTAATGTGAAAAGTTCGATTATTGAACTTGGGTTAATATTTTGGAGATCGCTAACGATGGCTGCTGTACTCACGGTTCAAACACCTCCCGAAAAGTAGCGTTGATTGTGGCTCTGTTCAAATATGGTATTGTTTTTGTCCAGCTTTCACAAACAAACTGACCTGCACCAGAAACAGTTACCGATACGTTACCACTATTGGTAGCGCTAGATGCAGCCACAACAGTAAAGGTATTTGCATTAACAGCCGTTGCAACAACAAATGTTCCATCAGTTGCCGACCCACTTGTATAGTCAATCGTTACCTCTTTTCCTATTGCAATACCGTGATTGTTAATAGTTATTGTGACAGTTGTACCTGATTGTGAGTATGTGCCTGTTTTTGTAAAACCTTCCCCCGGTGGAGTGAATGTAAAACTAGCTGAATCATTTGCCCTACTATCTAAAAATGCCTCGATTACGTCTGCATCTGTTTCAGAAACTTCAAACCTTAATGAATAAATTTTTGGATTTTGATGACTTGCTAGGCCAAATAATATCCTGTGTTCGTAGCCATCGCCGAAACGTATTGTACGTGTTGCCGGGGCGCTTCGTTTTGAGATTCCGTATTGTGGTGTGATCGAGGGGAAAGTAGCCATTATGCAAGTAAACCTCCGGGGCGTTTTTGGTTAACAAGTTCTGCTTGTATTGCAGCACTTAAAACAAGGCCTAATTGTTTGCCCCTGTCCTCATCGCCTTGAACGGCTGAACCCGAGGCATCAACATTAACTACTACATTTGTAGCACCACCAGTGGAAATACGCCCACTTGATGACGGTGTAAATATCTCTGGCCCTCTTTCTCCTACCATGTAACTAGAACCTCTCATAACACCACCACCGAGAGAACGGCCACCACTTAAACCAAAGAACCTACCAAGACCGCCTCCCAAGCTCCCGAGGAACGCGTTAACACCATAAGTAATTAAAGACCTCTGAATCTGGCTAAAGACCGCTGAAGCGACCTCTCCAAGCGTTCTAGTGCCATTGATCGCCCCTTCAATCGCATCAACCAATCCATTACGAATTGTCATTGACATTTCAGTATATAACTTGGTTAGTGCTGCTACTTGATCGAATTGAACAGAATTTTTAGCAAAAATTTCATCTAATAAACTTGATTTAGTTTTTATTTGGTCATTAATTTCATCATTGTTAGATGACTCTTTTGTTTGTGCCTCTATAATTTCAAGCTCCCTTAGTTTTATATTTTCTCTTATTGTGTCGATTGCGTTTAAAAGTTCTATCAAATTATCTTCCTGTCTTTTTGAATTTACTCGGGTTGCTTGATTTCTAATTTTGTTAATCAGGGTTGAGACAGCTTCTAGGTCTTTTAAATTTGTAGCACCAGCCAAAGAAGTTTCAGCCATGCCAACGCCAGCAATAAGTCTTTCCATGCCTTTGCTTTCCATACCAAAAGTTATGTCTGCCCCTGCTTTTCCTAATTCTTGATATGCTGGAAACACTCGCATAAGTGCCACCGCTTCATTCATTCGAGAAACAATATCATTAACCGTACCTAGAATCCCTTTAAATGCTGGCCCTAAAACTTCGTCCAAACCTCTTGCAAGATTACCTACATTTTTGACTATTTGGCTGAACTGGAATGAAAGTGTACCTTGAAACTCCTCTGTTGCTTTTAGTGCAGTACCAGATGAATTTGCCTGATTTTCTAAATTTTGATTAAATTTGACAAGATCATCATTTATCAAAGGAAATACAGCCTTCATAGCTTCGACACTTCCAAACAGTTTTGCCAACTGGTCTGTCGTTGCACCACTAGCTGCAATCTGTTCTAAAATTCCCCCAAAACCTTTTGCCTGTAACGCCGCTGCATTAAATTCTATGCCTAATTTTTTAGCTATTTTTTCTGCTTCCCCGGTAGGTTTTAATATAGATACGATTGCTTGGTTTAATCCTGTAAATGTTTGTTCTACTGGCACACCTTGCGCTGTAACAGTTGATATTGCCGCGTTTAATTCATCAATACTTATACCAGCAGATTTTGCGGTAGGTGCGATTCTACCTATCTGTCGTGCATATTGGTCAACAATAATTTTACCGTCATTTTGTGTTTGTATAAATCCATCTACTATCTTGTTTGCTTTATCAGCTTCCAAACCATAGGCATTTAAAACACTCGTTACCGCGTCAGATACCGTTCCCAAGTCTGACATACCACCAACAGCACCCAAGGCTGAAGCCTCAAGCACTTGTGATGCTTCCGCTGCGTCAATGAAGCCAGCAGAGGCAACGTCATAACTAGCGGCTAATAATTCTGTCTGTGAATATGCGCCCTCAAGACTTGTGCTTAAAAGTAAAAGTCTGTTTGATAAATTTTCAACATCAACCCCTAAAGTTCTTACCGCTGTTCTTGCCTGTTCTGCTTCGTTAAACCCTTTAAAATAATTCCTGACACCACCAGCTATTAACAACCCCCCGGTCAAAAATCCAAACGCCTGACGTAAACCGCCAACCGATTTTGTTAATTGCTGTGATGCTCCCTGAGCCTGACGTAATCCACGAACGGCCTGTTGTGAATTGACTCTCAGGTCAATATTTGAAATAGCCACAAAATTTTCCTATCGAGTGCGGAACCTTGATTCCTCAATGTGCCGTTTTTCCTTTTCAGACTTCAGTTC